CTAGTTCTCATAGATTTTACATTCATCTGCATCAGGATTCTCATCACAATACATCTCAAATGCCGTTGGGTCGTGATGATCCTCAGGGTGTGCTGTGTGATACTTTTCCAAGTGTTGCAGTTCATCAACAGTGTGACGACGCATTTGTGGTGATAAAGTAGGATCTTCTAAGATCTCTTTATCTTTTTCAATATGTTGTTCGATACTTTCCATACAGTTTTGTATAGCAATGTTACTATTTATTGCTTTAATCGTCTAAAGCATTGAGTTTCCGCCAACCTTTCTCAGGAACTGACTGCTTTAACTTCTCTACCATCTGCTCAGCAAATGCTTCCATTCTCTCAGGATGGATAGCACGAATACCTGCCTCTTTTAAGGCAATTTGCATACTTTCTGCCTCTTTTTCGGTCAGTTTTTTGCCGTTTGATGGTAGAGTCATGAGTTCCTTGCGATGTTTTCAGATTCTAACAAGAGAATACATCAGTATCTATGAATTTAATATTTTCTTTGGGATCGGTTATAAAATCTTCAGGATACCAGGCACCAAACTTTTCTGGTGCATACCAAAAATCCTCCCAATCTTGCGGAGAATTAGTCACATCTTCAATGTTGGTCATCTTTTTCATCAAGAGTGAGTGCTTCTTGTATGATATCTTTAATTTCTTTACTTGTCAAGTTGTTCAACCACTTCCAATTGGGATCTTCTTTATCCCATTCAAGACTTATTGAGTTGTCTTCATTAACATGAATTTTAAATGAGTCATTCATTCTCTTTCTTCCAAGATTTACGAACTTTTTTTAACTCTTTGAGTTCTTCTTTAATCATCTTGTAACCATCTTCAGGTGAGATCTTTCTACCCATTTCCATGGCAATAACCATCTCTACTCGTGTTCCAAAGTGTTTGAGTGCTTCTTCAAAGCAATTTAATTCTTCGTAAATGACAATCACCTCCTTTTATATGGTCCTAGTGGTATTCTGCCAGGAACGAAGTCTTTACCAGGACATTCTACACTACGTTTGTTAATTTGTCCATCGTTCCACCATTTAGTTTCTTTGTGACTATTGTGTTCACCAACAAATGGTTTCCCTTTATATAGTTTGCTTAACTTATCTCTAACTTCTTTTGTGTGAGTTTTTCCCTTGAAGTTTTTAGTTCTTTTCGCTGCCTCAGACATCTTAAGTTTCATCTCTTTGGTATAAACGAAACCCTCCATATGTCCTTTAGGAGGGTGCCATTTACAATCCATAAGTTCAATGGGATCTGGTTCTTCGCACTCAAAGTTGCGAAGGTCTATCAACCATTGTTCTTCATACATTAGATTTCTCCTTTAATTGCTGAAGGTATTTAAGTGATACAAGTGAACATTCATAACCAGGAAAGTATTGTTCAATCTTAACAGGAACACCCATTACAGTTGGGTATCCACTTTCAACATGAACATATACAGTCTTAGTCTCTTCATTCACATAATGTGACCAAGGAAACTTTTTGCTCATAGTTTACCTCCGACTTTACCCGAATTCATAACACGACTTTCACCTGGCCATCCACCATCTTGTTGTGCTTTAAGATACTTACGAGACCACATTTCACACTCCCACTCACTCAGAGAGAGGATTAGTTTGTTACCGTTCCTATCAAAGGATTGATAACCCCAGTTACCTTTATCAATGGTGAAGGCACCATCATCAAAGACTTTTGGTTCATTCATCTTTTACGTCCTTATTAAATCCCATTGGACCACCTTTATCCTCTGAACGTTTCTTCATAACAAGTGCGGCAAGTGTTTCCATCACTTTCAAAATGTCCTCTGTTTTGGCACCCTCACCAATATGCTGGGAAACATAATCATATTTGTCCCAGAACTCATCTGCAACTTCTCTGTAATCTTCAACTGTAATTGGTTTCATTTTCCACTCGTGTCATAGTTCATTTTGTCGTCTTCTTCTTTCAACCGACGCATATCATCGTGAAGACGTTTGATTGCTTCAGTTACCTCTGGAGTTTCATCCCACTCCCAGTCATCACCACTTTTAGTTTTGAAAGTTCTTTTAGTCATTGTAGATTCTTGTAAACGGCAGAGATGCTCATGTGTCCGTGGATATATCCTGCGGATATTATAGCAAGGGTTGAGATAAAAAGCAAGACCAGTGATAATACATTTGGTATTGCTTCTTTATTCATTACAAACTTTCTCCATTGCAATCAGAGTTTCTAATGGAATCCAGCAAGGATTCTCATCGGCAAACTGAACCTGAACCTCAGTAATAATAGACTCAAACTGTCTACTATAGGTCTGTCTTGTGTTCTTTACAAACGAAATAGGATTCTCAATCATTCTCCCAACTCATGAATTACTGGTTTTTCATGGACAAGAACTCGGTAAAGTTCTGGGTTGTTTCCAGCACTCACAGGAATAAACTCTGTTTCTGGATTGAACTCATCATCACGGATTGCCTGGTTGATTACAATCGAACCTTTCTCACCTGATGAACTACGATGATACGTTCCGATAGGGACAACTAGGGCACCACTCCTACGATTTAGGTGAACAATATGATAGGGAAACTTCCAATCAAAATTCACAAGTTCAAACGTTCTTTCACCTGAGAGGACACGATTATGGTCCACTTGATGATAGTGGATGTAGAACTGCTTTGCACCGATGACATCATCTGGTGGTGATATTGCTGGTCCTTCGTGTACCACAAGATCAGATGCGTTTGAATCATCTACTGAAATATCATAGAATACAACATCAGGAGTCTCCCGAAACACCCGATGCTTACGAAATTGAACGCTCATTTAAAATCCTTTTTTCTTTTTAAGTTTTGCTTTATCTATCACATTAATGTGTGAGAGAAATACACCTTTACTAAACCAAGTTGCCTGAGCATCCATATAAGAATCAAATAGATATGATTCTCCAGATTGAGACACAACCTGATAACTATGTCGATCGTAAGATTTGTCTGATGTTTGTGTAAAAAATTCAGGTAGACCAGTCATTTCATCCTAAGTGCGTGTGCAGTAACTTCTTGGTGTTTGAGATAGAGTTTAATGAAAGATCTTGCCATCTGTCTGAGTTGTTCTACATCATCGCAGTTTTCAATCTCCCGTGATAACTTCTCATACTCAAACATCTTTGCAGTGCTTTCAAGTTGTATATCTGATGGGTCCATACCTTCTCTGTAATTGGAATAAGTATTTAACTCAGTGTCCACTTGTTTAAAGCAGACTGAATTGAACCATCCCATTTTATTATACAACTTAATCTTTGTATGTTGTCTATGAACATCTACCTTCTCAATCTCATAGTGCTTACCAACTATCAGATATGATCTAGGGTCATCATTATTACCCCAGGCAACCTGCATATCAGAACAACCAATATATTCTACAGTATCATTCTTCTTCATCAGTTCAAAGACTTTTCAAGTTCATTGACCTTAGTAAACTCGGCATATGCTCTCTCAGACCTTTCAGATAAAACATCAAGAATATCCTGACGAATTACATCAGTATCCACATAGTCATCAAAATACTTATCCAGTGCTTCTTTCAAGTATCTCTTACGATGCCACTCTGGAGAATAAGGTTTGTAATCCATGATAAGGTCTTTGTGTAATTGTATTATAACACTATGGATTGTCTGAGTCAAGTCCTAGTTCTTTAAGATATTCTAACCACCAATCAGGGTCTTTCCTTTGCTTCCAATTGGGCACAGGTAGTCCTAACTCAGAGTAATGTTCTTCCAGTGCTTTATCTATAATCTGTGCGATCTCCATACTCCTCTTCCTCCTCATCAACATCTGCATACGCATCGACCAAATAGGGTCCTCGTTCTCTATATTTTTCTGCTGCGACATACTTGCGTTCCGTGTTAGTGGCAGACAACCATAGAGCAAGTTTCATTACTATCCATATTGCTACTAATGGTGTAAAACAAGCAATGAGGATTGCGGGTTTCATTGTGCTCCGGTTTACAAATTTACTATATCTATATCAGTTGTTCTCCCAAACAATCTGATATGCTAACTTATCTCTCAATTGATTGACCCTTTCTCCATCATATTGCTGAAAGTTTCCTCTCTTCTCTACCTTCTTATAGTAGTGGAGAGCATTAAGTATAATGGTATAATCTTCAAGTGTCAAGTCAAACTTCATTTAGATAATTCCCTGTCTCTGTAACAATTGTAAGGTTTCTTTCATATCACCAACGTGATTATAACCTATTGACACTTGAGGATATGTTGCCTCTGAACCAAATTCAGATTTAAATGCAGTCTCATCAAAGTCTTTACCCAATTTATACTCTAGAATCTGCATCTCAAGTGTTGTGAAAAGAGAAGTCATTCTTTCACATTCTTGACTTCCATTTGAATAGATTACGACTTGCATATGTTGTTTCCTAATTGTTACTATGTGGCCAGGGGTCACTACCATCTACAATCATTGGTGGTTGTGGTGTGAATGTTGCTGGAAGTTTAACACCAGTGGGATTATCTATCTGTTCCTGAGTGGGAACAATAATCCTGATGGGTGTTCCTTCCCTCTCAAACTCCTCATTCATTTTTATATATGTTTCTGGTGTAATCTCAATCTTTTTTCTTTCAGTCATTTTTCAATAAACTTTTCAAAAACTTTTGTATTTTTTCTTTTTGTTCAGGATTACCAGGTCTTTTTGCATTTTTACTATGCATCTTCTGATATTGATGATTTGCTATGTTATCTAAAAAATCATGCATTAGTCACGTTGCCTCCAATCATCAGGTTTGTCTCTATTGAACCAATCATTAATATCATCGGCACTATCGAACCCAGTTCTATGATTACTAGGATCCGGATCACCTAGTCCCATAGTGTTTAGAAAGTCATCCATCGTGCCTTCTTGGATGTCTTGTAGTGCTTGTCTCCGTGCCTTCTTTAACCATTCACGGGCAGTTGTATTTGCCTTAGATAGTTTCTCTGCCCAGATCATATCCTCCAACTTGACTTCTTCTTTATTTGCAATCTTCTTGCAAATGAATTCAAGTCTCAACCTATACTGTGTGGAAAGCATATGCTCTTTGCTCCGTCACTTGTTATTTATTTTCTTCATAATACTTATCAATCTTTGCCCTGAGTTCTTTAGCAAGTTTGAGGTTCTTACGATACATCATATATTTTACCACAGGATTTGCAGGATTCTGTGTCATCCACCACCACTGCTTCCTTATGTTAGTCTTTGCTAACTCAATCACATAAAAGAATGCTTTTGCCACATTCTCATCTGTGGTTATGATAAAAAGAACAATTCCAAAAATCAATAACCACAGATATTGTGGAGTCATGAATAAAACTCCTCGTTTCTACGTTGGTCTAGGTAAGTTACAATCTCTTGCCTCCATTCCATCAGTTCGTGGAAGCATTCTTGATCGTGAGCATATACTCTAAGGTCAGGGTCTGGTTTCAGTACACTCTCATAAAAGATGAAGAAAGCATCTTTACGTTTTTGCTCCTTATCAGTCATAGAAACTCCTCAAGTGATGCTGTGGATTTTTTAATTTTAGATGATTTTTTGATATAAGCAAGTGCTTGTTTATACGTTTTTACAGTGTGGACTTGCTTTCCTTTATGTATAATGACGAACAGTTTTCCACTAGGAACGGCAGCCCATTCTCCATCTTTCGTCACATATCCTGCAGGGTTACCAACATTTGGATCAAGAAGACTTGGTTTGGGAATGAATGGTTTGAGGAACTTAGTCATCAAGTGCACCGAGAATGAGAACAAGAAAAAAGAATCCAAATATAAGACCAACAAGAAGTTGTGGTGACATAAATGGAATCCAAGAGAATAATCCCATGAACCATTGTGCAGCACTTGCAATCCATTGCCAGGCAGCAATAACAATAGTAGAACCAAGTTTCCATGCTTCCCATGCCAACCATCCACCGATTGCTAGGACTGCAAGACCACCAAGTCCACTAGATTCACCAGAGGAAGAGTTAGTGTTGCTATTTACCTGACGGAGATTGATAATTTGCTCTGCTCCATACACTCTCTCTAGTTGATTTTTTGCCCCTTCCCAAGTGTTAGATTTGACCTCAAGATCTTGGTAACCCTCGGAGGATCCCAACCAACATTTTGCTGTCCAGATTGCCATCGTGTTCCCTTGATTACCTTGTAATTATAGCAGAGTGGAGAGAGTTATGGGTAGGTCTTGGACAGTTTTCAAATCGTCCAGTCGGTCTCCTGCTTTATTCCAGATCTCACGATAGATTGCATTAGGATCAGGAACGATTGTTGTATCAATCACCTTTGCAATACCATCATAGATCATATAAACATCCTGTGGTTTTACACTGAATGAAATACGTGCAGAGTTATTACGGAATGGTTTGCGATAAAAGACACTAGTATCTACTACAGCAATACGTGCACAAATGGGGTCAATCAAAATATATGAGTGTGCCTTAGATTCAAACTGTTTTGCACCACTAGCAGTCTTTTTAATGTCCCATTGCTTAGAATAAAACAGTGCTTTTTGACTTTTTTGTGGTAAAAACCCATTTCCTTGCGTTTTCACGTCCGTCAGGTGCTCTATTGCATAAACCCCATCAGGATCATTGAAATCTTCCTTTATGTTAGGTTTCAGGTCAATGTACTGCCCTACAATATCAATGAACCCATATTCGATTGTTTCACCACGGGCAAAACAGTCGATTCCATGTGCAGAAGGGTACTCTAGTGCCACCATCTTTGCCTGATTGCAGAAATTTTCATAAATTACATCGGGCAAAGAACGAAGATCTTGAACCAAGTCGAATGTGGTTTTCATAATCAACGACGAATAACAGAAACGGCAGGTTCACCCTGCTCAAATACGGTGTCTACAACCGCCTGAACACTCTTAGCAGTGCTGATACCCACTTTATCATAGACAGGCACACAGACCAGTCCAAAGGTCTTCTGAGACCCTCCTAGACGGATCACCCTGCCGATTGACTGGGAGATTCCAATGTAGTCCATATTACGCATAAACAACACTGCTTCTAGACCCGATACGTTGATACCTTCAGACAGAATGCTATGGTGAATCACAACAAACTTTTTGTTAGGATCCTTACCCCAAGCATTCAAAGTCTTGAAGAAATCATCACGGCGAACTTTCTTACCATCGATAACACCACCCGTTTTTGCCGTAATATACATCACAGAATAACCACGTTGATGCATCTGATAGGTAAAATCAGACTTAGAAGTAAGAGCAATAATCTGCTTGGTAGAACGAGCACAAATCAGAATCTTATTGAGTGAGTTCTCATCAATACTCTCAATCAGATTCTGTGCATCACGTTCTGCAACGTGTTGCTTATCCTGAACCATCTCCAGTTGCTTGACTACAACCTTAGGAGGCAGGATATAACCACCCTCAACCAACTTAGGAGCAGGAACATTGCAGATTACGTTACCGTAAACCTCTGCATCATTCATTCCTGGTTTGGCAATAGTAACACTATGCTTAGGAGTAGCAGTAAAGAAAAAGCACCGCAACTCAGATAAACTAGCAAGATATTCGGTAGGTGCAAAGAAGTTTCGTTGTACACTGTTGTGTGCCTCGTCGAAATAGATTGTATCTACCTTGATACCAGACTCTACAATACGATGCAGAGAGTGATAGGTAGTGAAGATCAGTTGGTGACAACCAAAGTCCTTACAGATAGTGTTGTAGTAACTGATATGATCAGGTTTAGTGGTGCTACGATGCTTAGTCTCACCACTATGAACGTGGAGAACATTCACATCATCAATAAGTTCTAAGAACTCGGAACAGAGTTGATTAGCCAGCAGTATCCTAGGAGCAACAACAACAATAGTCTGAAGATTGTTACTCTGAAGTTGTGTTTTTGCATCGGTAATCATGCAAAGAGTTTTACCACCACCAGTCGGAATAATCAACTGGCCTTTAGAGTGCTTGCCCATAGCAGCAACGGCATCCTTCTGGTGGGGTCGCAGGGTGAGGGTCAAGTGATCTCCGTATCAATATGTATATTATAGCAGAAAACCGTCCCTGGTGCGACTCAGTGGACGGTTCTTAAAGTGTCTTAGTATCTCATCTTCAACCCTGACAAAGGTATTCTACATGGATTTTAGAGTCTTGTCAAGTGCTTTGAGCACCTTTAATATTATCAGTGAAATTAGCAGTAATTAAAACATAAGGAACAGTGGTCACAGAACGTTTAATTGATTTACCAGCAGCACCTCCTAATGTACCGTCCACTCCATTACCTCCTGCAAGACCAGATGTTGAATATCCATTACATGTAATTGGACATCCTGGTGGTGGGAGTCCTCCCCCTCCACAATATGCAGTTCCTCCACCGACTACATTACCTCCTCCACCATTATCACCTTTTTGATATCCTATAGCATTAAGAACTGTGCCAACTCGACTAACTCCAGGTTGTCCAAAATCACCACCATTTCCACCAGCCTTATTATATCCTGATGCACCACCTGTTCCACTATTGTTGTGATTATTAGGTGTTGCTGGATTTCTTGCACCACCCGATTGACCTGTTACTGCTGCAGTTTGATTTGAATATCCCGCACCAGTTCCTCCAAAACCACCTGCAATTGCAACGGCACCTGTACCACCACTTCCAACATCATTAGTACATCCACCATTACAAGGACCAAAACAAAGAGGATCATTATTTCCACCATCTCCACCTTGTCCACCATTTCCACCACCAGCACCTTGTCCTCCCCCACCACCACCGGCATAGAGTTTTGCACCACTTAAAAGTATTAGATAATTGTTAGTTGAACTACTATCACTCCAGGCAAAAGCATCTCCACCATCACCTCCGGATCCAGGAGCAGCAAAAGTACCTGTTGCAGGAGAACCTGACTTTCCATATATTGCACCAGTAGAAGATATCTTAATTGATAAATTATTGGTTGTTGCAGATAAAGTTGCTGCAGCAGTTGCAGTATTTGAACCAATAGTAGCATCAATAAAGAACCACTTACGAATGTTATCATCTAAATTGCCATTCCAAGACTGGGAACTAATATTTAAATTAAGATCATCAGCACCTGTCTGTTGAAGATAGTAATA